ATCGGAATTTCCTTGCCACACAAAAAGGAACTGTATTACATGCATTTGCGGCGCTGTGCATTATGCTCAATCAGAAATTACCAAAATCGAAGCAGACATTAAATATGTATGTGAACGATGCCATTGGCTTTAAGATGACGCCGGAGCAGATCCTTTACTATTCCGATAATTGTTTTGGCACAGCCGATGCAATTTTGTTTCGGAATAATTTCTTAAGAATTCACGATTTGAAGACCGGAAAGATTCCGGCACACATGGAGCAGCTTGAAATATATGCTGCTCTTTTTTGTTTGGAATATAAAGTGAAGCCAGGGGATATCGAAATGGAATTGCGGATTTATCAGAACAATGAAATTCTGTACCATAATCCAACGGCTGAGGATATTGTTCCAATCATGGACAGAATCATTACTTTTGATAAGGTGATTAAAAGAATCAGAGAACAGGAGGGGTAAGCTATGAATTCCATTGTGGAAGATATTTTAATGCATTATGGTATGCCACGGCGTTCTGGGCGTTACCCTTATGGTTCTGGAGAGAACCCATATCAGCATAGTGGAGATTTTCTTAGCCGTGTTCAGGAATTAAAAAAATCCGGAATGAGCGAAACAGACATTGCTAAGAATATGGGTTTGACTACCACACAGCTTCGTACTCAGATGAGCCTCGCTAAAGATGAACGTCGTGCTCTTCAGGTAGCAACGGCAAAGGGTCTTCGTGAGAAAGGTCATAGTTTAAATGAAATTGCCGATAAGATGGGTTTTGCTAATGACTCGTCTGTCCGCTCTTTATTGAATGAAACTTCTGAAAACCGAATGAATCAGGCTAAGGCTACTGCCGATGTTCTGCGAAAACTCATCGAAGAAAAAGGAATGATCGATGTCGGAACTGGCGTTGAAAGAGAGCTTGGCGTGTCAAAAGAAAAACTTAACCAGGCTCTTTATATGCTGGAATTGGAAGGTTATCCGATTTATGGCGGCGGCGTTCCACAGGTTACCAATCCTGGAAAGCAGACCAATATCAAGGTCATTTGTCCACCGGGAACCGAGCACAAAGATATTTATGACTTTGAGAATGTCCATTCTGTAAGAGACTATATTTCCTATGACAATGGGGAGTCTTTCAGAAAATCTTTTGAGTATCCGGCCAGCATGGATTCAAAGCGCTTGCAGATCCGCTATGCCGATCAAGGTGGCGTTGATAAGGATGGTGTAATTGAACTCCGTAGAGGCGTGAAAGACCTGTCTTTAGGTGATTCTCATTACGCACAGGTCCGTATTATGGTTGATGGAACTCACTACCTTAAAGGTATGGCTGTTTACTCTGATAATATGCCGGATGGCGTTGATGTGATTTTCAACACTAATAAAAAGTCTGGCACTCCGACAAAAGATGTTCTTAAGAAGATTAAGGATGATCCGGATAATCCGTTTGGTTCCTTGATTAAAGAGCATGGTGGTCAGAGCTACTACGATGATCCAAAGGGTAAGTATACAGATCCTGTAACTGGAAAGAAACAGTCCCTTTCTCTTATCAATAAGAGAGCAGAAGAGGGTGATTGGGGAGAATGGAGTAAGACACTTCCGTCACAGTTTCTTTCTAAACAAAGTTTGACGCTTATCAAAAAACAGTTAGGTTTGGCTAAAGCCGATAAGCAGGCGGAATATGATGAAATCTGTTCGCTGACAAATCCTACCGTTAAGAAGGCTCTGTTGAAATCATTTGCTGATGATTGTGATGCGGCCGCCGTACATTTACAGGCAGCGGCGTTACCTCGACAGAAGTATCAAGTAATTCTCCCATTAACGACAATCAAAGATAATGAGGTGTATGCTCCAAACTACAAAGATGGAGAAACGGTTGCTTTAATCCGTTACCCACATGGCGGAACTTTTGAGATTCCTATTCTGAAAGTCAACAATAAACTGGCTGAAGGAAAGAGCGTTCTCGGAAACACACCGGCGGATGCAATCGGTATCAATAAGAAGAATGCAGACCGTTTATCTGGAGCAGACTTTGACGGTGATACCGTAATGGTAATTCCTTGTAACTCCACAAAGAGTAAGGTAAAGATTACTTCCACTTCTCCATTAAAAGGTTTGGAAGGTTTCGACACCAAGGATGCTTATGGTGGAACTGTTAAGAAAGATGCTGATGGCGTCGACCATTATTATCGTAATGGTAAAGAATATAAGATTATGAGAAATACTCAGACAGAAATGGGTAAAGTATCGAATCTGATTACTGACATGACTTTGAAGGGAGCCACACAGGATGAATTAGCGAGAGCGGTTCGTCACAGCATGGTTGTAATCGATGCCGAGAAACACAAACTGGATTATAAGCAGAGCGAAATTGATAATGGTATCGCTTCTCTTAAGAAGAAGTATCAAGGTCGTGTCGATCCAGAAGGAAATTACCATGAAGGAGCGTCTACTCTTATCTCACAGGCAAAATCTGAAACTCAGGTTCTTAAGAGGAAGGGTTCTCCGACAATCAATGAGGATGGATCTTTATCATACAAATCTGTTAAAGAAGAGTACGTCGATAAGAATGGAAAACTTCAATTCCGAATGCAGAAGAGTACGAAGATGGCTGAAACAAAAGACGCCCGTACACTTTCTTCAGGTACCCCCCAGGAAGAAGCTTATGCCGACTATGCAAATTCTATGAAGTCTTTAGCTAACCAGGCTCGTAGGGAGATGATGAGTACAGGCAAAATTGCTTACTCTGCTTCTGCTAAGGCAACGTATTCTGAAGAAGTAAAGTCTTTAAATGCTAAGCTTGATTTAGCTTTAGCGAATGCTCCTAGAGAGAGACAGGCTCAGACAATGGCAAATGCTACTGTTGCGGCTAAGAGAAAAGACAATCCGGATATGACGAAAGCCGAAGTTAAGAAGGCTAGTCAGCAGGCTCTGGCACAGGCAAGAAGTTCTGTAGGAGCTAAGAGATCTAACATCGAAATTACGGATAAAGAATGGGAAGCCATCCAGGCCGGAGCAATTTCTGAGAATAAGCTTACGCAAATTCTGAATAACACGAATACCGATACTATTCGTCAGAGAGCGACTCCTCGTGCAAGCACTGCTCTGAGTACAGCTAAGCAGAATCGTATCGCTGCGCTTAGCGCATCTGGCTACAGCACTTCAGAGATTGCGGAAGCCCTTGGGGTTTCTTCTTCGACAGTTTCAAAGTATTTGAATGGAAAGGAGTGAACTAAGTAAGATGAGATTTGCACTTACAACTTTTGATAATCCTTATGATCCGTTTGAACAGTTCACTCAATGGTTCATGTTCGATGAAGAAAAAGGTTATCACACAACTGCTTACCTTGGTCGAATCGCTCGAACATCGGATCAGTTATCGGATGAAGAGAACAACAAGGAAGTAGAGCGAGCTATTGATGAGATAATCCGTTATGATTTCCAGAACATCTATCGGAAGGTTACAAGTAAATCAGAAACAAATGAACATAAAGAAAAAGCTTCTTAAAAATGATTTCATCGGCATATTAAAAGCCGAAATCACCAGTACATGATTAAAAGGGGTATAGGGGGGTGTCTAAAAAACATACCCCCACCCATATCGCGGCGGTCTTTGAAATTTCCCCGGAGGATATTTTTAGGGAAACTCTTCGGTAGTCCAGTATTTAAAAGGACCTATAATTCGTGATATTTGGCAACGATTTCTGTGGGATCGGCTCAAAGTTGGTTCTCCTTTCGTTGAGCGGCTTTTTATCACGATTTGTAGGCCTTTTTAAATACTGGAAAAGTATGTTGAAACTATTACATAAATACCAAACAACTAAATGGAAGGAGGCATCAACTTTGAGGAAAGCAAAGCAATCTGAGTCTTCTAGGATGATGCGTCCAGCATTAACACCGGAAGCAAGAGAAAATCAGCTTGTTTCATTAGCTGTTGATTTGGCAGAGAAGCAATTACGTGAGGGTACAGCCTCATCTCAGGTGATTACGCACTATTTGAAACTCGGTTCAACAAAGGAACGAATTGAGAAGGAAATTTTGGAAAAGCAAAAGGAACTGATAGAGGCAAAAACTCAAAATCTGAAATCTATTGAAAATTCTGAAAAGCTGTATGCAGATGCACTAAAAGCATTTCGTGGTTATAGCGGTCATGGAGACGAGGTGGATGATGCTTAGATGTTATTCGGAACTCTTGCATCTTCCAACCTTTAAGGAACGATACGAGTATCTTCGTTTGGATGGAGTAGTTGGCGAAGAGACATTTGGATTTGATAGGTACCTTAATCAGATATTTTACAATTCTCAAGAATGGAAGAATATTCGGAGAAAAATTATTATTCGCGATAATGGGTGCGATCTTGGATTGGATGGTTATGAGATTCGTGGAAAGATTCTTATTCATCATATGAACCCAATAAGGCAGCAGGACATACTATTGCGGACTGATTTAGTTCTGAATTCAGAGTATCTGATCGCAACAACTTTATCAACCCACAATGCTATACATTATGGAGATGAGAAACTACTTTTAACAGTTCCAAATGAACGACGGAAAAATGACACATGCCCATGGAGGCATTAGGAGGGAAAATTATGGAAGGAAATAAGAAGCCACTTATGGGTGTTGTGGTAAATTGTATGAATTTGAACATTCGCAAAGATCCGACGCAGGAATCCAGATCATTAGACATTATCAGTTCGGATACAGCTGTGACAATTTGCGACAATGAGCCTGTTTCTGGTTTTTATAAAGTTAAGACTGGGGACGGTATCAGCGGGTATTGTATGAGCGAGTTTATAAAACTCTGTTAGATGGAGGTGCGATCATGAACATTACAGATAGTGTACTGACATCAATCAAGAAATTACTCGGAATCGCAGAGGAGTATGAACATTTCGATGCGGATTTGATCATGCACATCAATTCTGTGTTCTCGATTCTTACACAGCTTGGTGTCGGTCCATCCAAAGGCTTCATGATCGAAGATAAGAGTGTAACATGGAAAGATTTCATTTCTGATGAATCCAAATACATGCTTGTCAAATCTTATATGCATTTGAAGGTCAAACTTCTTTTCGATCCGCCGCTTAGTTCGGCAGTGCTGGAGTGTTATAAAACACAAATCAGCGAGTACGAATGGCGTTTAAATGTTGCTGCGGAAAACGATGATACCGATCCGGATGAGCCTGAGCATTATTCCGGATCATATGAAGTTACACCAAAGGCGCATCAGACTCAGACCTTGGATACGTCTGGAAAAGTGCTTAGTGAAGACCTCGTGATTCATGAAGTTCCGTATTACCAGACATCTAATGCCAGTGGAGGTGTTACCAGTTACATCGCAAAGGAGGGAGATTCAAAATGAATAACACCTATTTAGCACACCATGGAATTCTTGGAATGAAATGGGGAGTTCGAAGATCAGAGGCACAGCTTGCCAGAGCCAGGGGACATTCTTCCAAATCTTCAGACGATAAGAATGAGGTATCAGCACGTAAGGTTGCTGTTAAGAATCGGCGAACAATGTCCGATGCCGATCTGAAGAAAAGGATTGAGAGACTTAAATTAGAACGCGAGTTTAAGAATCTTACAGAAGACGACATTGCGCCTGGTAGAAAGTATGTTTCAGAAATTCTTTCCGCATCTGGAAAGAAAGCGTTGACTATGGCTGCGGCCGGAGCAATGACCTATGCTGTCAAGACAGCAATGACAAAAGAATTCAATCTTAAAGAGGCTGCACAGTACATCGCTGCAAACCCGAATAAGAAGAAGTAGGAGAAGAAAATAATGGCGTTATCGAACACTGCCGTCCCGAAATACTACGGCATGTTTCGTGATGCCGTAATTCGTGGCGAAATTCCGGTATGCCGAGAAATCGAGATGGAGATGAACCGAATCGATGATCTCATTGCAAATCCTGGAATTTATTACGACGATCAAGCAGTAGAGGGGTTTATCAGTTATTGCGAGAATGAGCTTACTTTAACTGACGGTTCAGATTTGAAACTGCTTGACACATTTAAAGTTTGGGCTGAGCAGATTTTCGGCTGGTACTATTTTGTTGAGAGAAGTGTATACGAACCTTATGAAGATGGCCATGGTGGACATTACGTCACCAAGTCTATCCGAAAAAGATTAGTTAATAAGCAATATCTCATAGTAGCCAGAGGTGCTGCAAAGTCAATGTATGGTTCATGCTTGCAGAATTTCTTCTTAAATGTTGATGTCACAACGACGCATCAGATAACCACAGCTCCGACGATGAAGCAGGCAGAAGAGGTGTTGTCCCCGATTCGAACCGCTATTACCAGATCAAGAGGACCTTTCTATAAGTTCCTCACAGAAGGATCGTTGCAGAACACGACAGGATCAAAGGCGAATAGAATGAAATTGGCATCCACTAAGAAAGGAATTGAAAACTTCCTTACTGGATCGCTTCTTGAAATTCGTCCAATGAGAATCGACAAACTTCAGGGACTTCAGCTTAAAGTGGCGACGGTTGACGAGTGGCTTTCTGGAGACATTCGAGAAGATGTAATCGGAGCAATCGAACAGGGTGCGTCTAAGGTCAACGACTACCTTATCGTTGCAATCAGTTCAGAGGGTACTGTCCGTAACGGTGCAGGCGATACAATCAAAATGGAATTGATGGACATTCTAAAAGGGGATTATGTCAATCCGCACGTATCGATTTGGTGGTATAAGCTGGATTCTATTGACGAAGTTGCCGATCCGGATAAATGGTTGAAAGCAAATCCGAACCTTGGAAAGACTGTTTCTTATGAAACATATCAGCTGGACGTTGAGAGAGCAGAAAAGGCGCCGGCAGCCCGAAACGATATTTTGGCTAAGCGATTCGGACTTCCTATGGAGGGATACACCTATTACTTTACATATGAAGAAACTCTTCCACATCGCCATCGAGATTATTGGCAGATGCCATGTTCTTTAGGAGCCGATCTATCCCAAGGTGATGATTTCTGCGCGTTTACATTTCTATTCCCATTGGCAAATGGATCGTTCGGTGTGAAAACCAGAAACTATATTACGTCATCAACTCTTATGAAACTCCCAGCCGCGATGAGAATTAAATATGATCAGTTTATGAAAGAAGGTAGTCTTATTGTGATGGAAGGAACAGTTCTTGATATGACCGATGTGTATGAGGATCTGGATAACCATATCATAGAATGCGGTTACGATGTTCGATGCTTTGGATACGATCCATACAATGCAAAAGAATTTGTTGAGCGTTGGGCAAGTGAAAATGGGCCATTCGGAATTGAGAAAGTTATCCAGGGCGCAAAGACGGAATCTGTTCCTCTTGGAGAATTGAAGAAACTTTCTGAAGAGAGAATGCTTCTGTTTGATGAAGATCTGATGACATTTGCTATGGGAAACTGCATTACTCTGGAAGATACTAACGGAAACCGTAAATTGCTGAAAAAGAGGTATGAGCAAAAAATCGATGCCGTCGCAGCAATGATGGATGCGTACATTGCATTCAAGGCGAATCGGGAAGCATTCGAGTAGGGGGTATAAAGATGCTAATAGCAAAGTTAATTGATTGCTCTTCTGTATTACGACCCTGCACCATCAGAAAAATAGCTCATATCAAATCAAATGATAACTTGATGCATTATGGAATAAAGGGTATGAAATGGGGAGTTCGGAGGACGAAAGAACAATTAGCTCATGACAGAAGCTCTATCCAGGCAAGAATGAATAGTAAGTTGCGAACACCTGTAAAAGCTTCAAACGGAATATTGGTTACACGCTTTTCAGATCA